GCGTCCAGTTTACACCATTCTCGAGAAAAGCTTCAAATAATGGAACTCTTTTCTCTATCGATGCTACACTATGAACATCGCATGGTGTATATTCACCGTGACCACTCTCGTGGTTAAACATAAATTCATTGCGAATAAAGCATGTAATTGTGGGGATGTTGTGATTCAAATATGCCATGATAATGTCCTTATAAGGGGAGTGATTCTGTTGCTAGGTTCACTCCAAACCCCAGACTACGCGGCACGTAATCCATATTTGCTATTATCGTTGGCAATTGTCGGTATTTAGCTATGCGCGGCTTTGTAGCAAATAACGTTATCAATAAGTTTATTGATCCAGTTATCTCGTTTCTCCACAAAGAGAACGGGGCCTTCATCACTTGCCATGATAATGACTAGTTGAGGAATAGCAATACCGGTCAACTCTTCGAACATGACAGCGTATCCGGATGCTTGCATGAAGTAGCTGTGAATCATATCAGCTGTCTTGATCTTCTTGGACGTCTTGAAGTCAATAATACTTCGACGACCTCTAAACTCAGCGATGCAGTCCGCGGTACCCGCTACACCGATATAATCAGAGTACAATCTTGTCTCTTGGCAATACACATTATCAATATCATCAATGATGGGGCGAATCATTTGAAATAGATCACGAACATCGTATTGAACGTCTCCGAGATCTTCTTCATTAGCAATGTAATTCTCACACACGGTATGTAAGGCTGTACCACGCTTGGTGGCTTTCTTTGAAACGCGATTCGCTTCTTCATTACCTACACGGCGACGCCACTCAGCAATAGCGCTAGCAGATAGCCAACTCATTACAGTAGTAATGGATGGATACTTGTTACCGTCTGGTGTTTGATACGAACGTTTTCCTTCTTCGTTAATTTGTTGAATTGGAAGATCAATACGAGACCGATCAAACTCAACAAAATTAAACGTCTTGGGGCAAACTAAACTTTGCCTTTTGAATGACGCATTCTTTAACGAGTCTACCCCGAGGATACTCACATCTATAAACCTTATGCTTGATTTTCAGTATACAGTGTAAGGGTGAATTACACTGTATACTTCTCTCATGACTGGTTGATTAAAATTCTATACCGAGTCTATTTTTTGTAATGATATATTCTTTTACTAGTCCGCTTCGAACAATATCCTGCTCACCAAACTCTACAAATTCAAATCGATTATCCATAGCCTTCATAATCTTCAAGAAATCATGCAAGGCTCTCTTATCGTTATCTTTCTGAAAATCAGATTGCCTGTAGTCACCACAGAAGATGATTTTGCAGTTCTCACCCACTCGAGTGATTACCGAATCAATCTCACCACCCAGCATGTTCTGAATTTCATCTACGATGATGATGCAGTTATCGTATGTGATACCTCTAATGAATGATGTAGAGGTAAATTCTAGATAATTTTTAGATTTTAGAATACTGTATGAGTCGCCTCTACTGAATAGATCGGAGCAAATCTTTTCATAAGGTGCTTCGTATACTTTAATCTTCTCTTTCATGTTGCCTGGGAGAAAGCCCATCTCACGAGTCGGTACCACGCTACGAACCATTACCACTTTTTCATAGTCAGTAGCACCTGAGAGAATCTGGCGTAGAGCGAGATATAGAGAAATAAAGCTCTTACCTGTGCCAGCTAGGCCATGTAGTACAAGGTGCTTATCAGCATCAAACGCTTTGAATACTCGTGATTGCGTTTGTGTTAGAGGTTTAATATCTTTTAGTGTATTATTAAACGTCTGCTGACCCGGATCACTACCCTGTTGTCTCAGGACTCTTTTTTCTTTTTTGGTTAATCTTTTTTGCATTAAAATGTATTGATACCTCCACCTCTGGGATGTGTCTTTTTAATCTCACGTAGCACATCTCTAAAACCTTGATCCGGTTTCATAGTACCTAGCTTGACAGGATCCCCAAGTGACGGAGCACTAGTGATGATTTGCATTACTTCCGGATTATTCTTCAGGTATTCTTCTTTTTCTGCTATCGACATCATCAACACATATTCGCTATTATCGCTAGTGTTGCGAAAGGAGTAGTTAGGCATTTTTAAAGATCCATTCAATGATTTTAATGATGTCACTATAACCGGTAATAGGTGGAGTTTTTTCTAGCACCATACTGCTGATAGCGGAGGTGCATTGCTTACCTAGATGGAATGTTTCGATACTAGTGTTGTATCGATAACGGTCTGAAAATCCTACACCAACAGCTTCATGAAATAGCTTAATAGTGTAGTCTTTATATTGAATAATTGTACAGTATTCAGGATCACCCTCATACGCACAATTGTGCGTATGAAGATGCATTAATGAATTATCAACGAACATAGTCATCGTCTAGATCATCATCATTCAGATCAACAAGTTTTGATACGTTCTTACTACGAATGGCGTTATTAATATTACGCTCTACTCGCTTCTTGGTGTAATTCGAGCGAGGCGAGTTATAGCCGTCGTTATAGTCGTCATAGCTGTTACGAGGCTTCTTGCTATTGATAAACTTGCGAAACGTTTTACTCATGTTGGTTCGATAAGTCCTGGATATGTCTTCTTTACGAGGTTAGGGGTAATGTTCTTAATAGGCATCTTCTTGTCCTTCACTGCAACAAGAAGTTCCGCATCATCTGGATGGATTGATTCTAGAAGATCAATGAAAAGCTGTTCTCTCTTTAGCTTAGTAAGGCCTGGATGACCCCCTTCAATAAACAAATACAGCTTGCGGGCTTCTGCGTAAAGCCTGCCTTCTAGCCTCTCTCCATCAGATGGTACGTAAGGAGCTTTTCCTGGCGGTAAAGCAAACTTAATATTTGGATCAAAGCAATATTTTAGAACCTGTTGAATCGCGGGACTATCATGCTGTAGAATAAACATTTTACGCTTTTCAACAGTATCAAATTCACTGGCTTGCTTCAACACGCCAGAAATGCTCAGTTTCATAGTATACTCAATCTCCTATTTAATCAACAGTAATCTCTTGCACGCGTGCGTTATCATTAAACTCCACAAGCTGATCAGCGATATCTTGAATGTCGTGTTCTTTGTCTTGTAGAGCGTAGAGTGTAGCGATCATAGTCTCACGAAGAAAAGCTGCAATCTTACTAAACTTATCATTATCAGAAATAAGAATATGTTCTTGTACGTCTTCAAATGAGTCTGCGCAATCAACAATAAAGTTTTCTAGCTGCTCGTCAATAAAAGACTCGATAAGCTCCTCCTGAGTAGGGGTAGCCGAAACCGGCTTGGGCTTGGGAATAAACTTAATGATATTGGACATTATGCGGACCTCAGGAGAATGGTGTCTTCGTTAATGCGGCCGGTAGAGGCAGGGCGAGCTTCGGATGGAATCTGATTAAATGATTTGATAATACTCGAGTTCATACCCGATAGAAGCTTATTAATAGCTTCTTGAGGTTTACGTAGCGACTTACGAAACGACTTTGCTTCATCATAATTAATAATTGTAGCACCTTTTACAGACAATGTTTCATTTTCTTTGGCGACGTAAACAACCATGTACCGATATTTAGTATTAAAAGTAACTAGGGTTGTCGCCTTAAGAATAGTCTGAGGGTCGATTGACTGTACCTTATATTGGTCGTCTTGCCTCTTATACTTGAATGTCTTGAGTACCTTCTCCGCGGACACCATACGAATCTTCTTGCGAGGCTGCTTGACAGTCTTGGCTGTCTTAATAATCCGCTCACAATCGGATACAATGGATAGATAGAAATTCAGAAGAGCCTTAAGCTGCTTCTTAGTACTACCCTCATAGTATTCCTTGTATTCAGGGTCCTGTATCTGATTCAGTCTTGGCATGATCCACCCTAGAACATCTTTGACGATATTCTTGGATAGATTTTCACCTTTTACCATATTGTAAAACGAATAATTCGAAGGATTACCTGTATTAATCTTATCGAGTTCTAGCTCGATGTTACTCTTGACCGCGTCTAGCTTATCATCGTGAGTAGGTAGTTTGTTCTGTACTACAGGCTTCTTAACAATAGATTGTACGTTGGATACCGGCTTGACAGTCTTAACGTACTCGATTAAACGATTCTTAGCTCGATCAGGTACATTGATACCTCGATTCATGATACGAGCGATAGAACAGATTACCATTGGTGGTTCAGATCGACGAACCATATCAATGTATTCAATAGCTACTTTATTACTCTTTAGATATTCGACTAACCAGGAGACGCCTTCGGCGACTTCGTAATTCATTCCATACCAACGATACGCGTGAATTAGTTCTAGATCAGTAGCAGTATCGGTAGCGAATGTTGGTTCATCGATACTCAGCATACCAGCAGGTATCTTAGCTCGTGTCTTTTCACTAATACGTTTCATATCTAATTCCTGGTATCAACATAGTCATTATATGTAATATCGAATACTGGTGCAATACTTATTACAGTACTTCCTATAAGAAAGTAACCATATGCAGATCGTGTTTCACTCCCCCAGATCGGAATTATTCACACAGATAGTAACACATTCATTAACATACTACCTAAAAACTTTGATGCCTATCAAACATAAACGCATTACGGTACATATTCACTGCCAGTCATCTCTGCAGAAAGGTAATCAAGCAGAGACATCGTGGAGTGATAGTAACATACTTCCTAACGAATTCGAGATGCGTATATCCCGCAAGATCAACAACATGAAGGTTATCCTGCAAATTCTCGCTCATGAGGCAGTACATATTAAGCAGTTCGCTAAGGGGGAGCTTTACGATCATCTATATTCAAATACCGTGAGGTGGAGAAAAAATACGTACGACCTTAACGTTATAGATTACTGCGATCAGCCGTGGGAGGTAGAGGCGTATGAGAGGGAGATAGGCTTGTACGCAGACCTGAAGCAGTTTTTCGGAATAAGTGATAAAGAATTGCAATACAATGTCGATAAAGTATATACTAAGATATTGGATGCAGGCTTCGTACCTGCTGTATACAGAATAGGGAATGGATATTATGACGACGACGTCTTCGACGAACATGCTGCTGAAGGCAGTGCTGGAGCGTGAGCTGCAGTATGCGTATATGCTGCTGGACAAGCAGATCAAGAGCGAGATTAATGAGCAGGACCTCGTCGTAGTAACAACCTACCTAAAGGAACGCATCAAAGCCGTTTCCTGAGGAGGGTTAAGTAATGCCCTCCGAAGAGAAGTATCTGTCGTACCTGGAGAAGGTGGCAGAGGCGCTTCCTGCGCGCGCGCATCGCCGTAAGCGCGACGTTCTTCGTACGCGAATTGCCTCATGTGTGGTAATCAAGAACGAGATTGTATCCATCGGGGTCAATCAACTTAAGTCTCATCCGTTTCAAGCTAAGTTTTCTCGCAATGAGGATTCTATCTACCTTCACGCAGAGACGGACGCGATCAAGAACGCATTGAAGATTGTCAATGTGGAAGACCTTGAGCGGGCGACTTTATATGTTTGTCGCGTGAAGGGTACCGACGCCAGTAAGAAGCAGTTCATTCGCGGAATGTGTTGTCCGTGTAATGGATGTAAGCGTGCTATCGCGGCGTTTAATATTCGCAAGGTCGTTTACACATGCGACGACGGTAGCTATAGCTACCTGTAATACTTTAAGCATTTCATAAATACCTCTGATTTTACGATAAAATCTTCTTGAGCTCAAGGACATTTTATCCTGCAGGGGTATCTCTCATGTTAAGATTTAAGCAGTATATTTTGACCGAAGCAAGATTATCTGGCGCTATTGGAACGGAAGGAAAAGGTCTAAGGCATATCAACAACTATATTATGCCTTTTCTTTCCAGCGCCGCAAAAGAAAGAGCTGTTAAGCAGTTCGATGGTAAGCTGCGTGATACATCACCCGGCGATCACGGAGAAGAACACAATCCCTCCGCTGAGTACACCCATTTCATGCACGTCAAAGGTTCTGCTGAGAAAGTTCCAGTTAAAGTAACTGGCGTCTCTATGGGAGATGATAAAAAGACACTGTACGCGCATACACAAGATCACGGTAAGGTAAAACTATCCTCTCTGGAAAAGCCTGGTCACTTGAAGAAAGGTGTGGCAGGAGCACGTGGGTTCGATGTTGAGGATCAAATTTCTAGAAACCTAGGTGGGAGTAAAGGAAGAGGTTCTCGTCGTGGCGGAGCGGACTTCGAAGATCCCAAAGGTATTATTAGGGGTGAATCAAAGCTCGTAAAGGGTAAGATGGGCGAGTCTCATCAAATCCACTACAACACCAGTAACGGTAAATGGGAACTACATCCCAAAGCTTCTGAACTAACGAAATCTTTTGCTAGAGCTTCTGTTGAGTATACCCATAGTTCAGGTGAAAGAAGACAGATGCCTCTACTACAATACCTTAATACACACCATAAAGATGGTGTTATTAATAATGGGTTCGCCGCTCAAGCGGAGAAAGGTACTACGCGCACATACCTGGGTAAGCTAAATGCAAACGTGCTGCACGTACACGATTATACATCAGGTACAGGTACTAGTTACGCCATCGGTAATCATCCCGAACACACACGGATGAATATAGGCCACCTACACGATGATGAGACTGATAAGCTAGACGGTAAAATAAGAATCAGCCCCTCCAATAACGGTAAAATTTATCTTGTTCATAGACCATCGATACCGCAGATGAAGTCGCTCGCTAGTCGATCTCTACAGCGCGATTCAGGTCATATCGATCTCTCAAATCCCGAACACGCTAGTAAAGTTCTAAAATAACTATAAATACCATAACCAATTAGCCTGAGATATCTCTCATGATTAGATTTATTAATTTTCTTACAGAAGCTTCGATCACGGATACTACAAAACTATCTCACCTGGATCATGCAGCATCTCTCGCCATGCATCCTGAGCATTTTGATCGGGCGCATACTTTTCTCTCTCAAATGCACGGCATGATTCAGGGTAACAGTAAGCCACCTGAAGGGTTTACTGAGAAGAAAGACGGTGGTATGAGTATCGTTATGTTCCGTCACCCCGAGAGCGGTAAGGTTGGTGTAGGATACAAGACGTCTGTATTCGCCAAAACCCCAAAACTAAATTATTCCGCAGATGATATTCAGCGCAATCACGGAACTAGTCCTCATGTGGTTGACGCCCTTAATCAAGCTCTAGAACACGCTCCAAAGATCCTACCAAAAGGTAATGGTAAAAAAGCTCCATTCTATCAAGGCGATATTCTTTTCAAACGAGGTGATGTAAAGCAAGGCGGTGGTAAAGTCAGCTACCAGCCAAACGTTATCAAATACACTCATGATACGTCTTCCCCGGAAGGCAAGCTAGTCAAGCAGTCCAACTTTGGTATTCATATACACACCGGATATGAAGATACCGGCAAGGGTGAATGGCCCCATAGCCTCAGCGCTAACTACTCAACCAACTTCTCTAAACTGAATCACAGCCCAGATGTATTCGTCACAACCCCAGGTTATCATGGTAATGCATCATACCATGAAGGTGAAAAAGAGAAGGTCGATGGGCATCTAAAGAGAGCCAAAGAACTATCTGATACACTATCACCAGCAGAGCACAGTGTTATTCACTCTCACTACGATCACTTGAACTCTTATGTAAATCAGACCAAGCGTGAAGGTAGCACTCCTAGCCACGCCGGATATATCGAGCATCTAAACGCTAAAGCTCAAAAAGACGTGGATAGTGTAAAGACTGAAAAGTCCAAGCTCGCTAAAAAAGAGAAGTGGGGTGCTATAGCTAATGAAGCAACCAAGAACAAACAAACAATAGAGACCGCTCTCAATATTCAAAGCCACCATCAAGCCGCTACAGATGTCATGACAAAGGCTCTCGATCGCGGTCTTAATAGAGAGACGGAAGGCTATATGGGAACAGTAAACGGTAATGCTTTAAAAGCTATTCACACTAGTGTAACTAAGCGTATCGCTAATAATGCAAAATTTAGACCGGAATCAAAAAATGATTAGTTTTTTTAGTTTTATACGTGAAGAGCGCTCTGATACACTAGTGCTGCATTATGGTCGAATGAACCCTGTCACTCAAGGCCATGAAGAGAACGTACATAACACTGTAAAGATGGCTGCGAAGCTAAAAGCCGATCACCTAATCGTTGCTTCTCATAGTCAAGATAGTGAAAAGAATCCTCTTTCTCCGGAACAGAAAATAAAGCATCTACGTCGTGCGTTTCCTAAAGTAAACGTAGAAGTAGCCACTAAAGCCGCGCCCACTATCATGGATCACGCCTCGCGAGCCCATGCACAGGGATACCAACATCTTGTAGTAACCGCTGGTGAGGATAGAGCTGAGCATTACAGCAAGCTGCTTCACAAATATAACGGCGTACCTAACAAAGCTGGTAAAGTACTCTACAATTTTAAATCTATTAAAGTCGTTAGTACTGGTGCTCGTAGACAGGGAGTGTCAGGTACTGATATGCGTAGGCACGCTACTAGTGGTAATTACGAAGGGTTTAAATCTAATCTCCCCTCTCGTATTCGATCAAACGAATCTTACGCTCGCGAACTATACAACGATACACGTAGTGGGTTGAAGGTGAAGGAGAGTTCTCTTAGTAAGATCAGGAATTGGATCTTTGGATAACTCGCTAGACCGCATATGCAATAAATAAAGATAAAACTTAGGAGCAGTATTTACAATGGATCTCACAAAACGTCTAGGGTTTTCACAGGACCTGCTAAATTCAGTAGTACAGGTACTCGAAGGCAAGAACCTACCAGGCAATCAGGAGCGTATTGACGTTGCTGAACCAAAGGGTAAGATTACATCAGCCGATTTCGAGAAGCTTCAAGCGAAGAAGAAGTATCGCGTAGAGGGATATGATCGTAACAAGAAGCCATATCAGTCAGATATTCTAGAGTCAGAGCTTGAAGCCGTTTCTCTGTACAACAAGCTTCGTAAATCTGCTCCTCTTGTTAATCTACAGATCGTAGAGATTGAAGAGAAGGTAGCTGAAACTACTACAGTAGAAGCTAAAGAAGTAAATACAACCAACGCAACAGCTGAGCGGGAACATGACTGCGCCAAGCACGTAGTTCATGAACAGTGGGGTGCTGGGTCTACAATTCCTACCATGCATGCCGAGCCAGATGCAGCGGGTAATATTGCTTGGTATGATATTATGTTTGAGCATGGTATCGAGCGTAACGTACCAACATCCAGTCTCGAGATCACTCTATCTGAATCTCATAAACACGGCTTCGTAAAACGTAAGGTTAGTGAAGCTGCTGATGAAGTAAAGACCCCCAAGCAGAAGACTGAGTCTAAGTCAGAAGTTGATAAACGTCTAGTACTAAACCCCAAGACAAATAAAATGTCGAATGAGGAAGTAGAACACGTCGCTGAAACTTACACCAAATATAAGATGTCCTATCACAAAGGCTCCTGGGACGATAGTCATCGTGTTCTCAATACTACTCTAGATCTATCCCAATCACCTGATTGGCAGCCCGGAGAAGACTCAGATCCACATACACCAGAGCGTATCCGCAAGCTAGTAAGAGAGCATCCCAAGCATAAAGAAGTAAAGGCTCAGGGATACACAATTCGTAAGTATGGTGATCACGATAAGTCGAACACTGGCAAGACAGAAACCATGGAAGAGGTAGAGCTTATTGATGAAGGTCGCAAGATGGATGAAACCACAGCGGCTCTAACTCTAAAGACTCATCCACTGCACAAGGCTGCTACCGAGAAGTTCAGAGAACTAACTGGCGGTAAGGGTGACCCCAACTCATACTTCCATCGCAAGAACAAGTATAGAGATCACGCTGAAGCTGCTGTTGCCCATGCTAAGAAGGCTACTAGTGCACCTGCACCTAAAGCAGGCGACGACAAAGCCGGTGGTGAAAGTGAACCAGCTCACCGCGAGGATGATGCTGATACTGAAGCTAACAAGCACCCCATTAATCAACTCCGCGGCATTATGGACCGCGGCAGCGGTAACTTTATGGGTAAGAAGATTAATCGTGGTCATGCAGCGAACCTAATAGCACAACACGATGCTCTTAAGAAGCCTGCTGAGAAGATTGACTTCGTCGCTAACATCGGCAAACACCTCAAGAAGGTGATTGGTGAGTAATGAAAGCTCGGTTTGTACTCGAAGATACAACAGCTGCGGCTGCTACGCATACTGGAAAGATTAAATCCAGTAAGCGTATCACCAAGGCTCTCCTAGATGTCATTAATGACGGGGAACCAAAAGAGTATAGATTCGATGACGGTACAATAGGTATTCTACAGCCTTCTATGGCTAAGATTATTATGAATACCTATTACTCTCTATCCCCATTCGAACAAGCACAAGCCGCGCAGTATATGCGCGGCTCTTATAAAAACTTTCTTAGAGCCGTCAAGGGCCAGTAATCCTCTAGTAAATCAGATTAATAAATAGTTAAAAATAAGGAGAACTACTATGGCCCAATGGGGTAGAAACGATCAGGCTGTTACTGCAAACTCGACAACTACAACAGAAACATCCAACGGTGCACCTATTGGTACCTTTACTCTTGTGAAGGGTGATCAGGTAGCTCGTGTTGATGGCGCTAACGCTCATTTTGGTAATACATCTCCTGGCACACGCGCCAAGGTTGATGTTGATATGTTCAATAACGTTACCCCGGGTACATTTATTGCTGATCAAGCGGTGGGTGTGTTTGGTGTAGATGCCACAGAGACTACAGTTAATGCTGCCAAGGGTATCGCTCACGCTGGATGGAATATCCGTAGAGCCGGTACAGGCCCTATTGCAAGTGTTACCATTTCTGGTACACCTCGTGCATACAACAACAATGACGTTATTCGTGTCGCTTCACCTCAAGCTGGTGGTAATGCCACGATTACATTTACAACCAACTCAACCGGTGGCGCTCTAACATTTAACATTGCAAACGCCGGCGCTGGATTTATTGATCAGACTATTGCTGTTGCAAATATTTCTATTACTAACTCTACCGGCGGTACTGCTGCTGGTAATACGACAGTAAGTACTCTTACAATCACCGCTGGTGGGCGTGCAGGCCGTACTCACTGGGAAACACTAGTAGCGATGGGATCACTAGGTGATGCTACCGCGAACGTCCGCGATGCATCTGATGATGCAATCCTACCTGACGCATAATAATATAAAAGAACTATATTATGGCTGATAAGAAAATAACAGACTTAAATTCAGCTAACTCAGCTGCAACAAGTGACCTGCTGGTGATCGTAAGAGATCCAGCAGGTTCTGCTGTTACTAGCAAGATCACCGTACAGTCTTTTTTATCTAACGTAGATACCATTAGTATTGCGAACACTATCAGTCTACCTAGAAAGACAACACCAGCTAATAGCATCGCAGTATCGATTACTGCAGGGTCTCTCTTTTACGATAGTAATTACCTATACATCGCTGTAGCAACCAATACTATTAAAAGAGTGTCGCTAGCTAGTTTTTAAACATATGCATGAAAAACTTGATGAAACAAACGCCCTATTGTATGCTGCAAAGCATTATGACAATCCGCAGTGTTTCGATACTATAGAATTTTATGATGATCTAAAAAGGTTTCAATACCTCAAGAGGTTGTTTAATAGGTACCGTGAAACTGGTGAATTCAAAGATAGACTAATACTAAATCATATTATTATTCTTTATAATGTTTTTGGGCCTGTGCACTGCACCAGGCTTCTTTTTTTGAAATTGAAAGATCATTTGGATATATTGAAGCCTATATTGGAATTCTTGAGCTATATGCCTGAGTCTGTTACCAATATTGGAATCAGTAACACGACGTATCATAATAAAGACATTGTATCTGATAATAATATAATAGAACTACTTCGGAGGTTGTGATGAAGACTTATAAAACATTCATGGAAGATGCAATGGGTGCGCCTACAAACGTTACCGGTGCTGCAGTATCAACAGATCAGCCTGTAGTAAGAAATACTAAATATAATAATAATAAATCACGAAATAAAAGTAAGAAACCTGAAGAAAGGTCCGTAAATGACATTAGACTTTTCAAGAGAAAAGCTGACTAGAGCATTACCCGATGTAAGACCGCAGGACGCGGAAACTTTCTTTCAGCCTCTTTATAACGCCATGCAGGAGTTTAAAATTAATACTCCACTTCGCATGGCGGCTTTTTTATCTCAAATTGCTCACGAATCTGGTAGTTTACGCTACGTAAGAGAGAATCTTAACTATAGTGCTGAAGCACTTATACGTGTATGGCCAAAACACTTTCCAAATATATCTGTCGCCAATCAATACGCTAGAAAGCCAGAAGATATAGCAAACACTGTTTATGCTAATCGTATGGGTAATAGTGACCGTAGTTCTGGTGATGGTTGGAGATATCGCGGTAGGGGTCTAATCCAGCTCACCGGCAAATCAAACTATGAGCGTTGTGGTGCAGCTCTTAAGCGTGATCTTGTAGCTGATCCTTCTTATCTGGAAACACCCGAGGGTGCGTCTAGATCTGCTGCGTGGTTCTGGTCATTTAACGGTATTAATGAATTAGCCGATAGAGCTGATGTGCTTGCTATAACAAAGCGAATCAACGGCGGTTATAACGGAATCGAAGACAGGCAAGCAAAATATAGCACCGCTCTTCGCGTATTTGGAGGCCGCTAGTATGCTCAGTTTACTAGGAATCAATATCAACTATATCAAGATTATCGCTATTGTTGTATTACTAGGTGTATTATCTACCGGCTACTTTATGATCAAGTCTCTTAGAGCAGAGCTCGAAGTAGCTACAGCCAACGCTGCTAGACTTGAAGAAGTTGTGCGTAATCAAGAGCAAGTGATGACCCAACTACGCGATGATATCACCACGATTAATAGAGTGCAAGCTAATCTATTCAGTCAGCTGAACGCCGCACAGACGTCTGCGCGTGAACTAGCTCGTAGATTCACGCAAGATGGTGCTGGTAGAGAACGTAATTTTGCCGCTACCGCTAGTCGTAATCCAAGTGGTGTAGAAACCGCGATAAACCGTGGCACTCGAGATGCATTGAGATGTAATGAGATTGCTACTGGATCGCCGCTTACTCCAGATGAGAGACAAGGTAAAGTGCAAAATACTATATGTCCAGAGTTGGTGGGGGCTCGATAATGAAAGCGATTCTCCTTACCCTCGTACTCGCTGTTGCGGCATGCGATCATAACAGAGTCGTAACAAATCAGGTTCTCGTTGACCGGCCCCACATACAGGTGCCGAATATCACACCAGTGCAGCAGCTTCCCATGGAGTGGCGCGCTATTACTCGCGATACTATCGATATTAAATTTCGTGAAGCAGAGCAAAACGGTAGTAATGTGTTATTCGCTATTACACCGCAAGGCTACCAGAATTTAAGTATTAATGTAGCTGAACTACGCCGCTACATCCTACAACAGCAAGCCGTGATTGTTGCCTTGAGAGAATATTATGAATCACCACAAGGACAACAAGATGTGCAGAGACAACAAAGACAGTAACGCACGACAAGAGACCTGGATTAACACCAAGTGGCGTCCTATGATGGCTTGGATGTATTTTGTGGTGTGCATTACAGATTTTATTCTCTTTCCTTTACTATGGAGTATACTCCAGGCTAGTATTAATGGTACCGTTACTCAGTGGTCGCCCATTACATTACAGGGTGCGGGACTATTTCACCTCGCCATGGGCGCTATTATTGGAGTGGCTGCCTGGTCTCGAGGCCAGGAAAAACTTAATTTAAGCAATCCTTACGTAACAACGAATATACAAGAAGCACCACTTAGAGGTGACGCAGACAATAGGGGTAGTACAAATGTCCGGAACTAATAGAGATACGCATGGTATGGAAACGAAAATCGCTCTTCTGGAAAGAGATTACTCCCGTATTGTTGACTTGCTAGAACGGCTGGATACGTCTATCGTGAAGCTTACTGACGTTTCCGCTTCTCTCAAGGAGATGCTTGCTGTGCAGGAAAGCCGTATTGATAATCAGGATAGCAAAACACAGGTACTCGAAAGGCGTCTGGATAAATGCTCTGATCGTATTGAGGCTCTTGAAAACTGGAGATGGTATCTAACCGGTGCCGTGGCTCTAGGCATGATAGTAATTCCTTATATTATTACGCATGTACTCAGAACTAGTTGATTGAGCTAATACTTTCTAATATACTCGCTATGTGGTATTACAGAAAGTATTGGTATTGTGAATATGAGTATTTGGTTAGATCGTAAGTATATAAACGTAATATCTTCTCAATTACGTAACTTTAAGTGGATTGATAATACACGGGCCCGCGCTAGTTGTCCGTTATGCGGTGATAGCAATGCTAACAAGCATAAGGCCCGTCTATACTTCCTGGGTGACACTGATCACTATCACACATACTGTCATAACTGTTTTGGTAGCCTACCATTCAGTAAGTTTTTAGAACGCGTCAATAACGAAGTATATAAAGAATATACTCTAGAATGCGTTAAAGAAAAAGCCGGGCTTATCGATAAGCCTAAAGAACCAGCGTTAGTATTCAAACATCCAAAGTTTATGAAGGCTGGATCTCCTCTTAGGCAGATCAAGAAAGTCTCCCAGCTACTACCTGACCACTTTGCAAAGCAGTATGTTGAGTCACGTAAGATTCCACATGATGTTCACTATAAGCTATTCTTTGCTCCTAAGTTTAACGAGTGGGTGAATACTATCATTCCAAATAAACTACCCACCAATTATGATGAACCCAGACTAGTAATACCCTTCTTTGATACTGACGGGGAAATGTTTGCCTTTCAGGGTAGAAGTTTCTCTCAAACTAGTAAACAGCGATACATCACGATTGTTATCGATAAGAGTAAGCCTAAGATCTATGGGCTGGATAAAGTCGACACATCCAAGAAATTCTACATTGTAGAAGGCCCCATTGATTCATTGTTCTTACCCAACTGCGTCGCTATGGCTGGCTCTGATGTACCTTTGGATCTAATATCTGATAATGGCGTATTTGTGTATGATAATGAGCCGAGAAATAAAGAAATCGTAAGTAAAATTAAAAATGTTATCGATAAGGATAGGAAGGTAGTGATATGGCCTAACTCTTTGAGTAGCAAAGATATTAACGATATGGTTCTGGACGGGCTTACACAGAACCAGATTGTTAGTGTAATTGACTCCAATACATACTCTCACCTAGAAGCTCAACTTAAATTCGTAACGTGGAAAAAAGTGTAATATGAACACAGCTAAGATTATCGCTATCACCAACCCCCTTATTCAGGGCGTTGCAACAGCAGATGAATTTATCGCATATACTGCGCGTGTTTCAAATCCATCAAACCAGATGAATACCGAGACGTCAGAGAGGCTATTGCGATACTGTATTCGAAACAGCCACTGGTCTGTATTCGAAATGGTAAACGTCGTGATGGAGATTGTAACCACTCGCGATATTGGTCGGCAGATCCTTCGCCACGCTAGTTTTAGGTTTCAGGAATTTAGTCAGCGTTATGCTGATCCCACCAAGGATCTTGGTTTTGTAACTCGTGAAGCTCGACTACAGGATACTAAGAATCGACAGAATAGTGTTGAAACAGAAGACGCCAAGCTTCAAGCTACGTGGGAAGCAATGCAGGCTGTAGTACGTGCAGCTGCAAAGGATGCTTACAACTGGGCTATTGAGAATAATATTGCCAAAGAGCAGGCCCGTGTAGTTCTTCCAGAAGGCCTTACCGTCTCGCGCATGTATATGAATGGCAGTCTTCGTTCTTGGATTCACTATTGTGAACTACGTATGGGTAATGGTACACAGAAAGAGCATCGTGAAGTAGCTACTTCTGCGTGGAACGAGCTCGCGGGATACTTCAAATTTCTAACGCAAAATTAATAAGAGGAAAAGCTATGTCAATTGTAATCGACTATTCACGTGATAATTTATTTGATGAACTGGGTCTACGCCGTCTTCGCGAATCGTATATGCGCGAAGACGAGGCTTCTCCTCAGAATCGTTTTGCTTATGTCTCACAGGCCTTTGGTAGTAATCCGGAACACGCTCAGCGCCTTTATGACTACTCGTCCAAGCACTGGCTATCGTACTCTACACCAATCCTATCGTTTGGGCGATCCAAGCGTGGGCAACCTATCTCATGCTTCCTAAACTGGATCGATGATACAGCTGAAGGTCTCGTAAACAATCTATCTGAGACTAACTGGCTATCCATGCTGGGTGGTGGCGTAGGTATTGGGTTTGGTATTCGCTCAGCTGATGATAAGTCGGCTGGTATTATGCCTCACCTTAAGATCTACGATGCTTCTTGTCTAGCGTACCGCCAGGGTAGTACTCGACGAGGCTCATACGCCACTTATCTTGATATCGACCATCCGGATATCGAGATGTTTCTTGAGATTCGTAAGCCTACTGGCGATCCTAACATTCGCGCTCTCAATCTACATCACGGGGTTAATATTCCTGATAGCTTCATGCACATTATCGAGCGATGCATGATTGATCCTAATTTTGATGATACATGGGAGCTACGTGACCCTCATACACGAGAAGTGCGTAAGACTATTTCCGCCAAGTATCTGTGGCAGAAGCTTCTAGATCTTCGTATGCAGAATGGTGAACCTTATATTCACTTTATTGATACTAGTAATCGCCATCTACCACAATGGCTAAAGGATAAGGGCCTTAAGGTACGTCAGTCTAATCTATGCTCTGAGATTATCCTACCGACCGACCGTGATCGTACCGCGGTATGTTGTTTGTCCTCTGTTAACCTTGAGCACTTTGATGACTGGAAGTCAGAACCGCTCTTCCTGCAAGACATCGCAGAAATGCTTGACAACGTTCTTCAGTATTTCATCGATAATGCTCCTGACACTGTGGCTCGTGCTCGCTTTTCTGCTATGCGCGAACGCTCTATTGGCGTGGGTGCACTAGGGTTTCACGCCTATCTACAGAGAAATAATATTGCATTTGAGTCGATGGACGCCACTATTGCTAACCGTCGAATCTTCAAGCACATAAGGTCAAAGCTAAATGAGGCCAACGTACAGCTGGGAGCAGAAAGAGGAGAAGCTCCTGACGCGGTGGGTACCGGTTATCGTTTTAGTCATCTTATGGCCGTTGCTCCTAATGCTAGCTCTTCTATTATTATGGGGAACACTTCTCCTAGTATTGAGCCTTACCGTGCTAACGCATACCGTCAAGACACTCTTTCGGGCGCTTTTCTCAACAAGAACCGATACCTAGACGCAATTCTACGTGAGAAGGTCGGTGAAGAAGAGCTCAGTGAGGTATGGAGCTCTATCATTGCCAATGATGGATCCGTACAGCACTTAGACATCCTTGATGACCACACCAAGAGTGTATTTAAGACTGCTATGGAGGTCGATCAACGATGGGTTGTTGATCACGCTGCAGATCGTCAAGTTTATATCGACCAGGGTCAATCTCTCAACGTATTCTTCAAGCCCAATACTAATATCAAGTATCTACACGCTGTACATTTCCTAGCATGGAAGCGCGGATTAAAGACTCTTTACTACTGCCGCAGTGAAAAGATTCGTCGTGCTGATAAGGTATCTGAGCAGATTGAGCGTCGTGTAATTGAAGAACTAGATATGAAAGAACTAGTAGAAGACACTTGCTTGGCCTGTGAGGGGTAGTTTATGATTTCTAATGTGAGGCTTAAGGTCTGTTTTCGTAATTTCTATCGTAACAAGATGGTAAACCTCTCGGCAAGAAGCATAAAACACTTCTTGCCGAGAGCAGATATTCACTGCATCACTCTATTCAAAGAAGATTATCATAGCGAATATAATGAACAGGAACAACTTAGCGATAACATAATTAATATTATCGCTAAGACAAAGCACACCAATAGGGGTGATAACCATAGCTTCTCAGGTAATGGTTCGGAGTATAGTGAAGGGTATAACATAGCGTATAATATCTTCAAATATCACAATGAACCGGTCGTCCTAATAACAGAAGATCACTTTTTCACTAATGGTAGTGTATTAAAAGAGATTGTAGAGAATCGATACGATCTTGCATACGCACCAGGCGATCGCGATACAAATGCAAGTGGGTCTCTATTAGTAATTAACCCACAGAAAGTATCTCACCTTTTTCCTATTCCTAGTAATCCTATTCCTGTTGAGTCACTACTCGAACAGCACTTAATTACAAAAGTAGATAATCGATATCAAATTCAGAACAGGAAACATATGGATTACTGTGGTGATGGAATCCATACTAATAATGTAGAAGATATGATTCGTGAATTGAAGGCAGTAGGTATCGTATGATTAAGGAAGAACATAACCTAAATATCAAGCCGCAACCCATCTACGACGACGATTAATAAATACCTATAAAAGGGAAAGTTATGGCAGATAAAGTAAATCTATCGATAGACCAAGGCGCTACTTTTTCTGTTGATTTTATTGTCACAAATCCAGACGATTCTTCTGTAGACTTGTCTGGATATACCGGCGCCGGTCAAATACGTAAACATTATACGTCTAATACAGCAGTCGTGTTTAGTATCGGAATTGTTGCAAATGGCGTGGTTCAGGCCACACTAAACGCTAACCAGACCTCGAGCTTATCAGAAGGTAGGTACGTTTATGACATTAAACTGACGAACGCGTCAGGCAACACAGAGATACGTATCGTGGAAGGCGTTGTAACGGTTAATCCGCAGGTAACACGATAATGTCTTCTACCTTTAAAGTAACAAAACAAGCACCGTCGAGCTTTAAAATAACCCTAGGCCCCACTGTATACTGGTCTTCGTCTGAAGGTGGAGATCCAGGTGTTAACACTTATTCTCGTTACGAGTGGGCAAACACGCACACCTATAATTCAGATATTATTTTTAACGGCGCCGTGTACGCTGGTAATAGCGCCGGGCTACCCGGTCAGATTTTATCTTCAAATGGTAGCGGCGTTCAGTGGATAGATTCACTAAGCACGGTAGTATCACAACAATTCACTGCTAACGGAACAGCGAATAGCTTCATTGTAGCAGGTGGGTACATACCTGATACAGCGGCGGTGTTTGTTAATGGTGTTAAACAATCGCCGGTCGATGTTAATATTAGCTCCGGTAACGTGATTGATTTTTATACACCCCCGGGTGCGGGCAGTCTAATAGACATCTTCGCTTACGCTACCGCTATCTCTACCACTAGAGCAAATACTTCAGCTGCTTACTATTGGACCAACACACACAACTT